TGCGTTACCAAGCGACTTTGACTCAACAAATGAAATCGATCTATTTACATTTGTAGGTAAAGACGTTAACGCGTAACCAAAACTAGTGTATTAAGGCGGTTACCCGCCGCCTTGATACTTTTTAATAACTATTTAATATAGGAAACAACCAGCATGAACGAACAAACACAAACAGTACAACCTGTATCATTGTCTACACTAATGACTTCAAGTAAGACAGTCACTATCGACTTTCCAGGAATGGATAACTTTAAAGTAGATCTTTGCTATCTTGCTAGGGAGGAATTATTAAAGCTTAGAACGAAATGTTTAAAGCAAAAATTTAATAAGAAAACTAGGGCTTTTGAAGAGCAACTAGATGAAGATACCTTCTTAGTAGAGTATGTAGCTTCGGTTATTAAGAATTGGTCAGGTCTTAAGTATGATTACTTAAGGCAACTAATTCTGATAGATACCGATACTTTAGATTTAGAAGACGAGCTCCCTTTTTCTAAGGATAATGCAGAGATTTTAATGAAAAACTCTGGAGACTTTGATACTTGGGTTACAGAAACAGTAGGTGATCTTGAAAATTTTACCAAGATCAAGTAGTATATATAAATACACTACTTGAAAGACACTTTAATACTAATTCTCAATTTAAAAATTACGAAGAATATGTAGTGGTAATGGAGAAGTTAGGTCGAGAACCTGACCCAGAGAAAGCTCCTTTAGAAATATATCATTTTCCTATTGAAGTGCAGGAGGCCTTTGCAATCCACGCACTATTACCTGATAGGTGGGAAGGTATGAATGGAGTATATTTAGGTAAAGATTGGTCAGCACTAGAAGTAATGTTAGATATTTTTGATATTGAGCATAAAAGAGATGTAGTAGTATTTTTAAAGTATATTGACCACTATAACGCATTAAAGATTAATAATAAAGCAGAACAACAACGAAAAAGTCAGGAAAAACAGGAGAGTAGCTCTCCAGGCACAAAGATAGTAAAAGGATAATGGCGAAGGATAATGAAGTAAAAGTCGGTGTAAAAGTCACCGATGATGGCTCCTTAAAAGAAACAGATAAAAAAGCTAGAAACGCAGGTAAGGGCATGGGCAAGATGACCGATAATGCCAGCAGCGCCGATCGTGCGATGAAAGGATTATCTAATCAATCGAGTAATTCTACAAAAAACTTTTCAAAAATGTCGCAAGGATTGACAGGTGGACTTGTGCCCGCATACGCAGTATTAGCTGCAAACATATTTGCACTAGGAGCTGCATTTAGGTTTTTAGCAGCTGCGGCAGATTATAGAATATTAATTCAAGGACAACAAGAATACGCAACTATAACAGGAGAGTCTTTAAAACTATTAACTTCAAGACTACAAGATGCAACAGAAGGACAGCTTGCATTTGCAGAAGCTTCTCAGTCTGTAGCTATAGCAAGAGCTGCGGGGCTTACTGCAGACCAGATAGGTAGACTAGGGAAGTTAGCTAAAAACGCTTCCATCGCTTTAGGGAGAGACTTAACTGACTCCCTAAACCGTTTAATAAGAGGTGCTACAAAAGGTGAACCAGAACTTTTGGACGAATTAGGTATTATACTTAGGCTAGAGACTGCGGCACAAAAATATGGTGCTCAAATAGGAAAAGCGGCAAAAAACCTAAATATATTTGAAAAAAGTCAGGCAATAACAAACGAAGTATTATCTCAAGGTGAAGCTAAATTTGCAGACTTAGAAACAGAAGTAAATCAATTTGGAAAAATGTTAAAATCTTTTGATGACTTATTAAATACAATCAAAATGACAATGGCAAAAGGACTTGAGCCCGTAGCGACAGGCCTTTCTAAAAATATAGGAGCACTAGCAGGAGCTTTCGTACTACTTGGTAGTAGCATAATAAAATCTCTAACACCTGCTGTACCCGCTATAAATGTAGGAGAGGCAGGTAGAGGAGCTATGGGAGACGTAGGAAAGTTTTATACAGGAGCAAGAGGCGCTAAATTTGCTGCAGGAACGGCAAATCAAGCAGATATAAAAGCACTCGAGAAGTCATTAAATGCTAAAAAATCTTCAGTAATTAATTATGAGACTTTTAGGCGACATGAAGCTAATAAAACACTTCAAGTATTGAAAGCCTACAACTATCAATTACAGGCTGAAACTGCAGGAACTTTTAAGAGGATGTATTTAAACTTCAAAGCGAATTTAGCCCTTATGAGAGCAGAGTATGGGTATTTTGTAGGGAGTCTAAAGGTACTACAAAGTGGATTATTGAAGCTCGTATCGGCCGCAGGGTGGATTAGTCTAGGTGTAACAGTTATAAGCTTAATGACAGAGTACTTTAGAGCAGCGGACGATCCCGCGCACGAAAAATTCATAGAAAGACAAAATACAGTAATAGATCAACTACAAGAACAACAAGTAGAGACTGATAGGTTGATTCAAAAAATGAAGAAAAGAAAAAATCTCTTAGATTCAATTAACCAAGCAGGTGGCTTCTTTTCAAACTTCTCCTATGGGGGAGCAGCAGATAACTTTGGGGGTTTTGGAGGAACACTGGCAGAGAATCTTACGGGTGAGGGTGCTATAGATGCTGAAATAAGAAAAGAATTTACAGGACTGACGGACAATCAATCTACTATAGTACAAGGCGTACTTAGTAGTTTGAAAAAGCAAATGGCTATATTAAATCCTGAAAGTGACCTTGCAATGGAGCTATTCACGCAAGATATTGACCCTCTAATGAAGGCAATAGCGGCAATGAAAGGAGAGGGAGCAACCGAAGCAACTTTTAGCAATTTATTAACAATATTAACTCGATTACAAGACGAAGGGTCCAAAGCACAAGAAGTTATTGAGCCTTTTGCAAAAACTACACAAATAATAACAAACTCCTTTAGTGAAATGAACTTAGCACTTAATAAACTTAAAACAGGAAGTACAGGACTGACAACAATAACTAAATCGGTTAGAGATACAGGGCAAGCTATATCAGGAGCGGCAGCATTTTTAAAAACAGGCTCTCTTGATAGAAGCAAGTTCGGAGATGAATTTGGTAGCTATAAAGACGCTGCAAATGCCATGTTAGGAGAAGATGCAGTTACAGCAATTTTAGGAAGCGCAACTGCAACTACCGTAACAGATGACCAGCTAGCAGAAATAGGAGCAGCTTTAGAAGCAGAAGCTAAAAGACTACATGCAATTGAAGTTCGATTCTTAACTAGAAGAACAAATATGCAAGCAGCGTTATTAGAATCAAGTCAAGGTATGCCAAAACTATTAGTGGACCAAGCGAATAAAGGAGCAAAGGTACTAGATATAGAGGAACAAATTTACAGCATAAAAACACTAAGAGACGAATTAATTAAAAAGGGTGGGACAGAAGACGACGTACAAATTCAAAAAGAAAATGCAAAACTAAGAGTTTTAGAAGCTCAGTTAGTAGTTGCTAAGGACCAAGCAGACTTAATGCACGAATTAAAAATGGGTGTTTTAGATACCTTTGCTACGGGGCTACAGACAGCAATAGATGGGTTAATACAAGGAACAGTAACAGTAAAAGAAGCTTTTGCAAATATGGCTAAATCAGTACTTCAAATGATATCACAGATACTCGCAAAAATGGCAGCTTTAGCTATACTGGAAACTATTATGCCAGGCGCTGGTAGTCTTAGCAAATATCTAGCTAATGGTGGATATATGCAAGGAAAAGGGCAACCTAGAGTTCCAGGGTACGCGAATGGAGGAATAGTAACTAAGCCAACCTATGTAGTTGGAGAAGGAAAATATAATGAAGCAGTAGTACCTCTACCTGATGGAAGGTCTATACCAGTGCAAATGACAGGGGCTTCAGGAAACACAGCAAATGTAACAGTTAATATTTCAGCAAATGGAGAAGCAGCTTCTAATATGACTTCGAATGGGGGAGAGCAAGCTGCACAATTAGGAAGAGCCGTATCCGCAGCGGTACAAGAGGAACTTCATAAGCAACAAAGAAACGGCGGGATACTTAGCCCCTATGGTAATCCCGGAGGAGGAGGATAATGGCAATAGGATTTACAGATTTAACAAGTACAGTCAGAAGACCTGATAAGATGATGCAGGCACAGTCTCAGCCAAATACTTTAAGTGTAAAATTTGGAGACGGGTATGAGCAAAGGCTTGCTAAAGGTATAAATAACTTGCAGCAAACTTACGCAGTAAGTTTTGCAAATCGTACAAAAGAAGAAATAGATGATATTACAGCCTTTTTCGCAAGTAAAGGAGCAGTTAGTAATTTTAGCTTTACAATACCAGATTCAAATAATAGTGGAGAAACTACTATTAAAGTAGTTTGTGAGGCATGGTCTCAGGCATACACTACAGGGGACTATTATGGTTGCTCTGCTACATTTAGACGAGTTTATGAATCATGACAGACATAATCAAGGACGTACAGAAACAAGATCCAGGTTCCGCAATAATCGAACTATGGGAATTAGAGGTACCTGGTACTAATGCATTTTTTCATTCAGGGTTAGAGGCGGACAATTCAACAATTCAATTCAGAGATAGAGCCAGCCCTGGCACTATTCGCACATATGCCGTACTACCAATAGAAGCGGACGGGGTTTCTATTCAATCGGCAGGAGCTTCAGCAAGACCAACATTGAGAGTAGCAAACGTTCTTTCTACTTTTAGTGATGCTTTAGGGGGTATTACAAATGAAGACTTACTAGGTAACAAAGTATGGCGAAGGACTACTTTATATAAGTACTGTTATGGGCAATCAGGAGATGCAAATCCTCCTATAGAGTTTCCACAACAAATGTGGTTCATTGATAGAATAGCAGAAAAAACGCCTACTTTTATAGAATTTGAATTAGCGTCTCCTTTTGATTTGCAAGGAGTTCAACTCCCTAGACGACAAGTAACAGGAAATGCATGTGCATGGAAATATCAAGCAGCAAGCTCAGAAATTTCACTTGCTAACAAAAGGGGCGGTTGTAAATGGAATACTTATGGCAGAATGGCAGATACAGATGGGACTGCTAGAACGGTTTATTTTAATCAGAAAGATGAAGAAGTAGTAAGTTCTACACTTACATTTAATACTACGGTAACAAGTGTAACAGAGGGATTTTACTATAAAGTGACCAAATCAGGACTAACTCAGGTAAATACCGACGGTAGTCTGACTACAGGTCAAAGCTCTTTTGATTATTGGCAAGCTATGGCAACTACAAGTAACCCAGGAACTCCCTCAGATACTAATGCTAATTTTAGACGAATAAGAGTATTCAGTACTTATTCTGCTAGCACAACATATAAAGCTTATACAGATCCAACTTATAATGAGTACGTAACTTATGATAGAGGTTCAGATGATGATTATGTTAGGCTCTGGCAAGTTAAAGGTAATACACAAACTGCAAATGCCCATAAAAGCACTCCTAACTTTGGAAACTATTGGCAATTAGGTGATCAGTGTTCCAAAACGCTATCAGGGTGCGCATTGAGATTCAAGTCTACTTTCGCTACAATAGATAGTAGTGTGCGCAAAGCTATAGCAGACAAAGACAATACCTTACCATTTGGAGGGTTCCCAGGAACTAAAACCCGTTCATGATAATAGAACCACATTTTGAAGAGATAGTACAACATTTTAACGCTGAGTACCCAAGAGAGGGTTGTGGCGTAGTAGGAATTAGAAAAGGTAAATCAATATGGTTTCCTTGTAAAAATGTAGCAGAGGATTTAGATGATTTTATAATCGACTCGCAAGACTACATTCGAGCAAGCCATAAAGCTGATATAGTGGCTGTCGTACATAGTCACCCTGATGCGAGTGCCAAACCGAGTGAATTAGATATTAAACAATGTAATGGTTTGAATCTTGATTATTATATAGTCAGCGTACCTGAAATACAAATAGAACATTTAAAGCCAAACCGAGTAGACCTTCCTTTAATTGGAAGAGAGTATGAATTTGGTGTGACAGATTGTTTTTCATTAGTACAATCATACTATCAAAAATTCGAAATTGAAATGCCAAGACTTGCGTTTGAAGAAGACTGGTGGGATAGGGGACTTGATTACTTTGGAGATTTATGGGAGCAGTATGAAGGTTGGAATGAAGTGACAGATGGAAGTTTGCAAAAACATGATTTAATGTATTTTAATATTATGGCAGACGTCCCTAATCATTGTGGTGTATATTTAGGAGAAGATTTAATTCTTCATCATATGGTGGGAAGAATATCAAGCAGAGAATTATTATACCCCTTTTGGGGAAAGCATAAAACAAAAATTTTAAGGAACGAAAAGTGCAAACAGTATATTTAAAAGGAGAACTCGGAGAACGCTTCGGAGAGAAGTGGAATATGAATATTCATAGAGTTCAAGATATTTTTAAACTAATTAAGTGTCAACGAGACGGTTTTGATACGTATATGCAACATTGTTTAGAAAATGACATCGACTTCGCTGTACAGAGAGGTGAAGATTATATTGATGAATCAGAACTGATGTTATCATTAGGAAAAGAAGACATCACAATTACTCCAATACCTGTAGGATCAAAAAGTAAAGTAGCAAAACTTATAACTGCCGCTTTAATGATTTATATAGGATATCAGATAGGTAGACCAGATATTGGTCAATCAGCCGCGCAAACGGGTTCTATGGTTGAAGTCACAGGAACAGTAACCGCAGTAAGTACAAAAATGAAGGTGGCGAGTTGGGCTTTAATGATGACAGGAACCTCTTTAGGTCTAAGAACCTTAGGAGAAATGATGATGCCTGATGGAAGTGGAGATGATGAGGATGATTCCCATTTATTTAGTGGGCCTCAAAATACTACTGTACAAGGTGGAGCAGTACCTATATTATATGGAGAAATGGTAGTAGGTGGAACATTAATTAATTCAAGCTATAAGGCAACTAGAGCTGTTCAACATTGGGGGCCAGGTTGGTCTTTTCATCAACCTTTAGGAATAGACTCAGGTGAGAAAGATCAACAAACGGAGGTAGAATAATGGCGAATTGGTACGAAAGACTATTTGAAAATCCAAGTCAGCCAAATAATAGTAGGACTATGAGTGGAGAAACTCGTCAGACTGCTGTAGTATATGACGCGTTATCAGAAGGAGAAATAGACGGTTTAGTAAATGGAGCAGCAAGTATATATTTAGACGGCACTCCTTTAACAGATTTGGATGTATGGAAAAGTACAACTGAAATTAATACAACAGCTTCTGTAAGTGCGGGGAGTACAACAGTAACTGTAGCAACAGGAGCTCTTGACTTCGCAGATACTACCGATGGAACACGAAAAATTGTAATAAAAGGGGCAGGTAAGCAAGGGACCGATATATTTAGTGCAACTGCAGGAACAATGACACTAACAGCATCTAGTAGCTGGTTTACCTCTGGAATGGCGTCACATAGTATGACGAAAGAAGGGGCTGCAAGAATACAAATAGAAGGAGCAGGAGCAGATGGTAGACCTTATATAGGGTATATTACAACATACACTAACACAGGCTCCGTACAAGTGTACCCAGAAATTGAAACTACGGTTAGTGGAGTCAGCGGAGCAATTGATTTAGTAAGCGCAATCGCTTCTTACAATGCTGGTAGTAATCAAGTAACTACTACTACAGCGGCAACAACTACAGTTTCAGGAGTAGCAGCAACACTAACTCCTCCTATGACAAATACAACTTCATATGCAAACACAAGCCCAAAAACAAATTTCGAAGGAATAAACTACTCTTTTAGAACAGGAACAAGATATCAAAGTCCCGTACAAATGCTGGCTGGAGGCAATCCTACAGCAAGTTTTATATACGCACCTAATACTAGGTTACAACAAAATCTTACTTTTGATGGTACTAACGGAGTAGGAGATACTATCGTTGACTCCGTCAATAATATTGGAGTGCCCAATTCTGGAGAAACAGACCAAGTAAGATTTGTAATTGAGTGCCCTCAACTTTTTGCTATAAGTACTAAATCAGCAACAGAATACAATTCGTGGGTAGAATTTACTTGTGATTTTAAATATAGTAGAGACGGTGGAAGTAACTATACAACTGTTAGATTAGTTGGGCCCACAGATAGCGCAATCTTGGGTAGATCGGGGGGTTTTGAGTACTTTAATGATAAATCTGCTGTATCCTTGCATGATGGGTTCATTATAAATAAAACTAAAAAAGCATTTCAAGAAGAATACACCTTTAATGTAGAAAAGTTTAAGCCTTTTGATAGATGGCAGTTGGTGTTTCAAAGAGTAAATGAACCTAATAAAGCTCAAGGACACCATGATAATATGAGTGAAGCGTTTCTCAAGTTCGTAGAAGCACAACTTACAGATAAATTTACTTACCCATACACAGCATACGGAGCACTGTCTTTCAGTGCAAAAGATTTCAATGGACAACCTAAAAGAGGTTATCATATTAGAGGAAAGAAAATTCAAGTACCTACTAACTACCTTACAAGAGAAGAAACAGATTCTACAAGCGCTTCGTATAAAAGAGATATATCTGATGGGTCTACGGAATCTAATTATCAGGACTGGGACGGAAATTTTAGAGGAGACATCTCCACTTTCGCAGTAGGACACACTAATCATGAGAAAGTTTACTGCAATAATCCAGCTTGGGTATTTTATGATATTATTACCGACCCACGATATGGGCTTGGAGACCTAGTAGAGGAGGACTTTGTAGATAAATATGCCTTGTATCAGATTGCAAGATATTGTGATGAATTGGTAGATGATGGAAAAGGAGGACAAGAGCCTCGATTCACTTGTAATGCATATATTAGTAAACAGACAGAAGCATACAAAGTTTTAAAAGATTTAGCAACAGTATTTAGAGGCATAACTTATTGGATGGACGGGCAACTTGTTCCTGTTCAAGATAGACCAAAAGAGCCTATTTATACGTTTACACAAGGAAATGTTATTGATGGAGAGTTTGCATATGAAGGAACTTCTGAACGTATTCGTAAAAATCAAGTAATTGTAAAATGGAATGACCCAGATGATCAATATATAGGAAAATCACATATTGTAGATGATGTAGATAATATAATTGACACAGGAAGAATAAACTCTACAAATATAACAGCTTTTGGTTGCACAAGCGAGGGGCAAGCACATAGAATTGGGAAGTGGAGACTAATTACTGATAAAGTAGAAACAGAATTATGTAAATTTAGTACTTCAGTCAACGCTGCTTTTATAAGGCCTGGCGATATAATAAACATACAAGACCATTACATTGACGCTGTCCAGTTTAGTGGGAGAATTAAAGCAGGTACTAGTACTACAGTAGTGACTTTAGATAGAGCAGTAACATTAGCAGCGAATACAACATATACTTTACACTTAGTTTATCCAACAGGAGGAGCTTATTTAGAGCAAGACTCAGCAACAATTAACAGTACCGCGTATACTAAAGGAGATTTGGTACTACTTGATGAAAGTGGAGCAGCAATAGATACAGAGGCTAAAGCTGCTAATGTAAAGGACGATAGTAATAATGAAGTAATGCTTGCATGGAGCGACCACTCTCGAGTAGAAAAACAAACAATAAGTACTTCCGCAGGAACTATAGCTGCAGGAAGTAACATTACAGTTAGTTCTGCTTTTTCATCTGCCCCCAACTCTGAAGTAGTTTGGGCTTTAACAGGTACTATAAATAATGCAGAAGTATCAGGAAGTGCTAAACAGTACAGAGTCATGGGAATAGAAGAAGAAGGAGACGGAAATTATAGTGTAGCTGCCGCTTTATATAATGATAAAAAATATGACTTAGTCGAGAAAGAGTATAAACTATTATCTGATTCAGCCGCTGCTACTATGGTTGAGAAAAGCGTAGAAGTAGAAAAACAGACTCAAACAGTACCGCGTCCTGACAGTATAACTTTTGATATACAACAAGTCGCAGCAACTGACACGCCTTCAAGCTCTACAGAGAGCACTACGGGAACTTTAAAAGCCGTAATAGAATGGGACGCCGCTGTAGAAACAACAATTTCAAGTAAAGTAATAGCAAATTCATATGTAAATGAAGCTTTAGATGCTTCTGAAACAACCATTACACTTGGAGCAGCTGCAACAACCGCCACAGGTTATGGAATTATAGAGAAAGGTACCTCTCAAGAAGAAATTATACAATGGACCGCACAGAGCGGAAGCGATATAACAGCTGTAAGAGGAGTACTAGGAAGTACGGCAAAAACCCATGTCACAGGAGTAAGTTTTACAGAAATACAGGCTTATGAAGCCCCTTATACATCACTAGCCTACTATGAAGTGGAACATAGTTTTGATAATACTATTCGTACAGAAAAACTCAAAAGAGTAAGTATAGGTGGAGGACAAACAAGCTTAGAGATAGCTAATGCTTTAGGTGGAACACATAATGTAAGAGTTAGAACAGTTAGCAACTCGGGTAGTGTTTCAAGATGGACAACATTTGAAAATACAGTCAAAGCGCCAGGCACAGTAAAAGCAACTTCAAAAGGGCATTTAGCAGTTGGTGGAACAGTAAGTTCTCCAATAGCTATAACTACAGGTGGAGCATACAATATAGCAAATAGCACTTATACTGTTACTGACGCAAGTGGGCAAGAGTACAATATAACTCAAGCAAGCTCTAGTCATGCTCAGAGAACACAAGACTTTTCAGGTCTCTCTGCTTCTAGTGGAGTAGGTTACGCACTGTTTGACACAAGTGCTTACGCATCAGACCCGTGGAAAGCAATCGATCAGAAAACAGATACAACATACTATGCTGGAGGAGAGAGTACCGCAGGAAATTTCACATGGTGGAAAGAAGTAGGAGCAAGTAACATAGGATTAACTCTATGTAGTGGAACAGTAACTGTATCAGCTAATAGTAATACTATAACTGGTTCTAGCACTACTTTTACTTCGGACTTTGATGTAGGAGACATGATTAGACTA